TGTTGGACAGAGCATCCAGATCTGCCACCGTCATGTCGCGGTTGTCTAAGATGGCCATGAAGATTGTGTCTGCAAACTTCTTGCTGGGAAGCACCTGTGCGCCCCTGAGAATGGCCAAGACCGCCTCGGCCTGCACATCTCGCACTGGCATGGTTTCTGGTTTCTTGCGGAAAAACATCATGCGTCCTCCTCCGGCAGGTCAAATACAATATATCTAATTAGTTTCCCGTTGGCCGACATCTGTGCCATCGCGGCAGAAACAACATCATAGGGCTTTCCAATGCTTCTTTGCATTTCCTGTACGGTGGCCCGGCCTTCTTCAGCCAGTTCCTCTAAGATAAGGCTTTCCAGATCAACCGCAGGTTCGACTGCTGCATTCAAGATGCTCACCGCCAGCCAAGGTGTGCGGTCTGGCCGGGTCATGTTCGGCACGACGATGGCCTGCACCCGCTGGCCGAGGCGCACGCCATGACCGAACATGACCTTCGAGGGGATAAAGACGTTCTCGTTGCTCTCGAGCAGGAGGGCGAAGGCACTGCCCGTGGCGAGTTGGTTAGTGATTAGAATGGTCTTTTGCATTGTTCTGTTCCAGTTGCTTGAGTTCGTATTCTGCGTCTTGCATGTAAAAGGTCAGCATGGTGATCTCCTCACCGATCCAGCCGGGTCGAACCCCGGTTCCGTATCTCTTTTCCAAATCCTCAATCTGAGCCTTCCTGTGTGCGATGTATTCGCGGAGTGTTTGTGCTTTGGTCATCACATGATCCCCAATCTGTCCAAGGCGAAGTATGATTTCTTGAACGATGCGATCAGGCGATCAACGCTGTCGATCTTCGCGGCGATCTGCGGGTTGGGCGCAGTGTCATTCACGATGGTCAGCGTCTCGCGGTAATCCCACAGCGCGGTCAGCACGATGTGGGTGTCCATTGCTCCAAGTCTGACGGCCATGTTACCACCCCATCCCAAGGCCAAACATGAAGCCAGCGTACAGCAGGCCGAAGAGGCAGAAGATGCCGATCAGGTCGGCGAGGATGTCTCTGATACGCATTATTTGATCTCCTTGTTGGCGTTGATGGCAGAGGTCAGGCGCTGGCGCAGTTCAAGGCGGCGCAGGTTGTGCAGCATCTCACTGAGGTCGTGATAATCTGGCTGATCGTGCGTGCTGTAGTCCATGTCGCGGTCGATGCAATCCAGCGCGGTCTCGGCCTGCTCCAGCGTGAGGGTTACGGTCTTGGTCATGCTGTTCTCCTTAGAATGGCGGATCTTCGCCGGGGTAAGTTGGTTTCCACTGTGGCGGCGCGTAGGCTGCGGGCTGTGGGGCGGGCTTTGGCGGGGCCTGCCGGGGGATGATCCCCAGCAGGTCGAGATGGTCGGCGAGGGTCATGCGGCGATGCCCCACACGGCTCGGCACTTGAACCTGCGCTTGTAGGTGTCGATTGCTGCAATCGCATCGGCCTTTGTCGCGAAACGGACATCCCACTTGATACTGTCACCTTCCCCGAAGACCTCAACGATCCCGGTGTAACCTTCGGCGTCTTGAAGAAATTCAAACTTCATCTGGGTCATCTCCTGTTTGCTAGTGTGGTTGCCAGCCCCGAAGGGCTGGCCGCTGGGTGGTCAAATTGTCATGAACCCATCGTAGCGGAAGGCGTACCCGCCAGTGTCCTTGTCCAACTGGACGATGGCGGTCCAGCGGCCCTTCGGCGTGCAGACCACCATGAAGCGGTCGTTATGGTCGGGATACATGTCGCGGATCTCTTCGATGCGCTTCATCAAGTTCTGCTCGGTTTTGTAGGTTTTGATGTATGGGCTGTCTAGGTCCATGCTGATCTGGCGAAGGGTCATCTGGTAGTCTCCTTGTTTGCTAGTTGGTAAGAGCCACCATAAACTTTGCTCCGAGCGTGTAAACAGAAAAAACGAACTTTACATCAATTATTTTTGACTTTAGGTCTGATGGCACCGAAACACAGGAGAGCGCAAATGGCAGAGTTCAAATTTCAGATTGGTCAACTGGTCAAAATCGACATCAGCGGAGAGGAAGGCCAAGTGATCGGTCGCGCGGAGTATCTTGCAACCCCGCCTCAATACTTCGTCCTCTTCAAAGCCGCCGACGGTCGCGCCGTCACGGCTTGGTGGGAAGCAGACTTTCTGTCGTCCATTTAAACACAGGAGAGCGTCAATGATGGCTCAAACTCAAATCCGGCTATGGTGCGCTCAAGACGGGCGCAAACTTGGCTGGCTCGCAAGAAAAGTGCCAGTGGCATCGTCCAGCCTATCCCGCTGGATGACAGGCCGCGTGGTGCCGTCTGCCGTTTACCGCCATCGCTTGGCAGACATCACCGGGATCGAAGATTTGCGCTTTGAACAGGAATGGGTGTCCAAGTGAACCGAGCCGACATTCTTGACACGGCCAAAGAAATCATCACGAAAGATCGTGCCGCCACCCACGGCGATGCTGAACGCAACTTCGGCCTGATCGCTGCTTATTGGTCTGCGCACCTTAACCGCAACATCAGCCCGCATGATGTGGCCGTAATGATGACCTTGTTGAAGCTGGCGCGGGCCAAGTCGAACCCAAAGCATGTTGACAACTGGATCGACGGCTGCGGTTATCTGGCCTTGGGCGGCGAAGCGGCGATGGAGGAGATTTGATCCAGCGATCCAAAGCAGAATTGTCTTGCCTACTCGCCTCGGCTGGCGGGCAAGACCCATCGCACGCCCAGAAGGTAGCCACGATCATCAGCGTGACAGAACTTAAAGGCTACATGCTTCAACTGCACAAAGAAGGGCGGCTTGATGAAGCCGCCCGATCTGACATTCAAAAAAGGCTTACCGAACTGGAAGCCTTTTATGGTCGCAAGCTGACTTAATCGCTGGCTGCGATCCAAGCCTGCAAAGCCTGCCATGCGGCATCGCAGCCCAGCGCCACGCAGGCAAAAGACCCAGCCTTAGCGGCCGCTTCCAGATATTCGCGCTGCCCATCCTGCCAGCGCCCTTGCGTTGGATCGCGGCGCTTTAACTCGCAGACAAACGTCACCCGGCTAGGGATTATGATGTCAGATGCACCGGGTGTCATGCCTTCTGCTTTGTGCTTTGCAACGGCGCTAAACTGCCCCCCAAATCGCATCCCTTCGTTTCGCGGGTGGATAGCCAGCTTGCCCCAAGTTGCTGCATACTCGCGCCGCAGCCGACTGAAAAAGGTGATCTGCTCCTGATCCTCTGTCGGGCATTTGCCGCGATAGTCCAGATCACCAAACGTCACCACGCCGCGCTGGGCTATGTCTTGAAAGTCACTGAGCCGCATGTTGCTTTACCTCGTCAAAGGGGTCCCATTCAGGTTCTGACTTGGCATCCGGCGCTTCATCGGCTGGCCGATTGTAAGCCTTGATGTCAAAAAAGCCTGTTTCTGCATTCTTGGCATAGGTCACAGTTCTAGGCGAAACTGTGCCGCCCATGCTAACGGCCTCAAATGCCTGCCATGCCGCTTGTCCTCGCACATGAGGCGCATCGGGCATAAACCAAGTGGCAAACTGCCGATATGGCGTGACCCATTCCACCCGCATTGTGCGGTTTCCAGAACGGCTGATCCCCGGCGCACATGACATACTTAGCACCTTGTCTGTCTGCGTGCGCGTGGGGTCGCGTTTCAGCGCCTTGAAATCTGCCACCAGCTTTTCGTTGGGGTCAACGATCTCGCCTTTGCAAGATATGCAATACCGAGCCGCTATGTCGTTCTCTGCGGCGCAATGCGGGCATTCTTTAAACGTCCAGCGATACCCGCACCGCTCGTATTCACCGCGCTTGCCAGCTTGCACCAGCCCCATGCAGCGGCGACCAAAGTGACCGGGGATAGGACCAAAGTCGGACATGATCTGCCGCCCATCCAGATCAAGAACATAGCCCGCCTCATCTTTCTGGTAATCCAGATACATAGGGCTGGCCGTAAAGCCGTTTTCGTATTGGCACGATGGGCAGATGCACTTTAGTCCATCGCCACCACCAGAACCCTTGCCAGCTTTCACCACTGGCGCGAACAAATCGCCGTCTGGGCAGTGATCTTCAAGGTTAGTGGTGTAATCCAGCACCAAGCAATCGGTCTTGCCGGAATGCAGTCGAAGGCCACGCCCAATGATCTGCTGTAGCAGCCCCACGCTTTCTGTCTTGCGAAGTATGGCGATCAGATCGACATGGCTGGCATCGAAGCCAGTGGTAAGCACAGACACGTTGACCAAATACTTAATCTGCTGCGCTTTAAACCGCCGCAGGATGTCGTCTCGCTGTGCCTTCGGCGTGTCACCCGTGACAATCTCTGAAAGCCCCGGTGGCAAGCTTGCCATGATCTCTTGAGCGTGCTTCACAGTCGCAGCAAAGAACATAACGCCACGGCGATCATGTGATTGTGCCACGACATCGCAAACGATAGCCGCCGTCTTACGACCATGGCCGTGATAAGCACGATCCACTGCATCGGCATCAAATTGGCCCCTGCTGTTTAGAGCAAGACCGCCCGTGTCATAGCCTTTTGCGTTGATCTGGCCAATCACTGGCGGTGTCAGGAAGCCCATCTTAATAAGCGACCTAGCATCTATCTTGTAAACGCACTTTGCAAAGTATGGATCGCGGGCGGTATCCTCGCCGTTGATTTTGCCGTTTTCATGTTCTGTGAAAATCCATCCAGACCCTAAGCGGTATGGCGTGGCTGTTAGACCGCAAACTCGCAGGTTCGGGTTGCCGTCCCTCATTGCATCTATGATCTCTCGCACTGTCGGCGTGATCCCGTGCGCTTCATCCAAGATTACCAGCGCGTAATGCTCTTTGAATCGGCTTACGCGGTTTTTAACAGTCAGCGGCGATCCAAACACCACCGGGTGACGTAGTTCTTTCGCGCCAGCAGATGCTGAGAACATGCTGGCTCGATTTCCAGTCGCCAGATATTTTTCGCGGTTCTGCGTGACCAATTCTGCGCTAGGCGCAAGACACAGCACACGTTTGCCTGTCATGCTGTGAATGACCGCCGCGATCTCGGCAATGATGTGCGATTTGCCAGCACCTGTAGCCGCGTCGATAATGAATGGCGCGGTGCTGCGCTTCATCCAATCTAAAGCCGCTTGTGCTGCGTCAGCTTGATAGGGGCGGAGGGTCATTTGACCCCCCAATAGCTTGACGGCTTCCCGCGATACGGCTCAAGATCGGCATCCGGCAGCAGAGCCTTAATCGCCTTGGCATAGGCGATAGCACCAGCCTTTTCGATCTTGGTCAGATTGCGACCAGCGAACACCACGTTCCGATCCATCGCAATCACTGCCATATTGGAAAGCAATTCTTTCTTACGCTCCTCGGCCCGATCCAGCGCCTCACAGATTTGTTCATATTCGGCCATGATGCGGCGCGCTTCTGGCGTGTCGATAATCGGGCGCTTTGGCTCAAGGTGAACATCCGGCGTCTTGCGCTCGTCAACGTATTCTGCATGAAACTGGCGCAAATTAGGCAATGCAAAGCCTTGCCACAATTCGTCAACTCCAACCATTTCCAGCATCGTGCCGCTTGGCGACCATTGATAAAAGTGCCACCACTTGCGCCCAGTAACCCAGAGCGAGAACTGGATTTGATCGTAGTAATGCGGCTGTTCTTTCAGCGGCTTAAAAGCTGGCACTACATCTTTCCGCAAGCCAAACGGGCATTTGATCTCAAGCCCGCCATCTTCGCCAATCAAGCCATCTGGGCTGCATCCGGCCCAATGCTCGTAATTCACAAAGCCGATCTGCTCGACATTGTTGCCAGTTTCCATGACGTATTCTGTCAGTGCGCCAGCCTCGTTGCGCGTGCCATAGTCGGTGGCGATATTGCCTTCAAATTCACTGGGCGCACCGTGATACTCTCGCACCATCCGGCGCATTACATCGTCGCGTGTGGCGTAGGGCGCATGACCCAAGATAGCGCCCACGCTTGATGCCGTGATGCGGCCTGCGCGTGCTTCAAACCATTCTTTCGTGCGTTGTTCCATTTCCGGCTCCAATCGGTTAATGTTTGTTTGCCCAGCCCGCCGCCTGACTGCTCAGGTCTATTCGGCTCCAACCTTGACGGGCTGGGCGACCCATTCCTTAGAACGGGATTTCGTCGTCGGTCACTGGGGCGCGGTAGCCGCCAGAAGAACCAGCACCAAAGTCATCGCGTGACCCAGAACCCATGCCAGACGCGCCTGACGGCAACGGCTTGGCTTCGGCAATGTGGATGTCTTTTGACGCCTTGGAAGCCACTGCCGATACCCAGTTGCCGTGCATCATGCCGCCGTTGCGGGTGTCTGGCATTGACCACACCATGATCGTGCAGACCATCGGCTTGTTGGTCAGAGCCATCACCAGATCGTCAGTGCTTGGGATTCCCTGCTTTGCGGTCAGCTTGCCGCCAGCGTTTGCGTCGATTGCAGCCAGCATCTTGCGTGCCTTGTCGCGCTTGTTCTTGACGGCTGTCTCATCTTTCGCGCTTGGGTCTGCATCAGTGACCCACAGCTTGTGAAACACCTTGCGGTTTTTGTATTCATCGGGCGCAAGCACAGTCCAGCGTGCCGAGATGAATTCCTCGCCAGAAGGCTTTCGGTCCCATTTGATCTCATCGATCATGGCAAGGACGGAAGATCCTGCAGGGATCGGTTCGATATTGCCTGACGGCACCTCATATTCGGTGCCAGTGTTTGCGGCGGTTTCGCCAGTGGACAAATCCCAGAAAGACATCATGCTTCCCCTTCGTTGGTGGTTTTGGTTTGTGCGGGTGCAGCGCCGCCCAGAGACGGGATAACGCGTGCAAGCGGGTTCTGGCCAAGGTGGTATTCCAAAGGCTCTGTGATCCCGTATCGGTTCTTCGATACGTTGGCCGCAGTAGCATGGACGACCATTTCCAGATCGCCAGTGCTGATCGCTTTCTTGCGGTCGCCTTCGTCGCCCTTGGTGTAGGTCACCAAACGCAGAAAGCCCACTACATCCACATCGTCTGTGTAGGGCGGCTGTGACTTAGGCGGCAAACGCAAGGTCCAGCGCATATAGTCGTCAACGTCGGGCAGCTTTAGCGTTTCGACATCGGCGTGTGCCACAAAGACAACGTGCATCCCGCGCTTCTCGTTTGCCAGACCAGCACCTTTGCGAACCCGCTGGTGCATTGCCGATACAGCGGCAGTTCCAGCGCCGTATCCGCCAAGGGCTTGGTTGATGCTCTTGGCT